GGCGGCGATGTATGGGAAATGGCTAACGGTGGTGATACTTACGCAGGATACTTCAGAAGTCTTCACAAATAATATAAAAACCGATCTACATAAATATCCTCATGGTAGACACTGCCAAGAAACACATAATAATTCAAGGAGAATAAAATGGCATTTCAAATCTCTCCAGGCGTAAATGTATCTGAAGTTGACTTAACAACAGTCGTACCTTCGATTCTAACTACAGCTGGTGCATTTGCTGGAACTTTCGTTTGGGGTCCAGTAAACAAGTTAATCTTAGTAGACAGCGAAATTACTTTATCTAAAAGATTCGGTACACCAGATTCAAACTCTGCGGTCTCTTTCTTTACGGCTGCTAATTTCTTATCATATGGCAACAACTTAACAATTGTTCGTGCCGTTGGTGCTAACTCTTACAACTCTGATGCAAATACAGGACAAACAAATATTCAGATTACAAACTCTGATGTATTTCAATCAACATTGTTGAACGGTGTTAATAATAATTTATATGGCGCATTTATGGCCAGATATCCTGGTGTATTAGGTAATTCAATAACTGTTTCAGTTTGTGCTAACACATCAACATTCAGCTCATGGACATATAAAGGTTACTTTACAAGTGCTCCAGGTACTTCAGATTATGCTTCAAATGCTGGCGGATTAAAAGATGAGATGCATATTATTGTTATTGACACAGGTGGTTTGTTTACAGGAACTCAAGGTACAATTTTGGAAACATATCCATTCGTATCTAAAGCTTCTGATGCAACACAAAATGGTGCAACAAACTATTACAGACAAAAAATCTTTAATAATTCCAACTACATTTATGCTGTAGATGCTATTGATTATGCAAACACATCTTCAACTTGGGATACAAATTCTGCAGGTACAACATTTGCAAGTCCACCTGCCAACTACACACAAAGATTGGCTGGCGGTACTGATGAAGTTCCAACTAATGGCAAAGTACAACAAGCTTATGGCCTGTTCGAAAACAAAGAAGAAGTTAATGTTTCATTGGTATTGACAGGTGATGCGCCTGTGGTTACACAACAATTCATTATTGATAGTGTTGTTACACCAAGAACCGATTGTATTGCTTTGATTTCTCCAAGATATGCTGACGTTGTTAATCAAGCTGGTTCAGAAACAACAAACATCCAAACATGGTTAACATCTTTGGCTCGATCTTCTTCATATGTTGTTGCTGATTCAGGTTGGAAATATCAATACGATAAGTATAATAACACATATCGTTGGATTCCATTGAACGGTGACATTGCTGGTTTATGTGTATACACAGATACAGTTAAAGATCCATGGTTCTCTCCTGCTGGTTTCAATCGTGGCGCTATTAAAAATGCTGTTAAATTGGCATGGAATCCTTCTAAAACATATCGTGATGTATTGTATGCTGCTGGTGTAAATCCAGTTGTATCTTTCCCTGGTCAAGGTATTGTTTTATTTGGTGACAAGACATTGCAGTCTAAGCCATCCGCTTTTGATCGTATAAATGTCCGTAGATTGTTCATCACACTTGAGAAAACAATTGCTACTGCCGCTAACTATTCATTGTTTGAATTGAATGATGAATTTACCCGTGCTCAGTTTATCAACTTAGTGACTCCATTCCTCAGAGATGTTCAAGGTCGCCGTGGTATTACTGATTTTAAAGTGGTTTGCGATACAACCAACAACACACCAAATGTTATTGATAGTAACCAATTCGTTGGTGACATCTACATTAAACCTGCTCGCTCTATTAACTTCATTCAATTGAACTTTGTTGCTGTTGGAACTGGTGTTGACTTCACTACAATCGTCAACGGTGCTTAATAAATAAGTAATAATAGGAGAATAAAATGGCATTTAATGTACAAGAGTTTAGAGCCGCACTAACAGGGGACGGTGCCCGTCCAAATCTGTTTGCCGTTACATTGGGTTTCCCAGTTAATGTGTTAAACGGAACAGCGTCTGCTCAAAAAACTACATTCATGGCAAAAGCTGCACAATTGCCAGGTTCAACTGTAGGTTCTGTTACTGTACCTTACTTTGGTCGTGAACTAAAGTTTGTTGGTAATAGAACATTCACAGATTGGACATTGACAATTATCAATGACGAAGACTTCACTATTCGTAACAGTATGGAAAACTGGATGAATATATTGAACAGTCATGCTTCAAACAAACGTGATCCAACAGCAGTTAACTCTAAAGGTTATTCTGTTGATGCTTCAGTTGTTCAGTATGGTAAAGCTGGAGAAGCAATCAAGAAGTATAACTTTGTTGGTTTATTTCCAGTTGATTTGGCCGCTATCGATTTAGATTGGGGTTCAAATGATTCTATTGAAGAATATGCAGTAACATTTGCATTCCAATACTGGGAAGCAAATACAACGACTTAATATTATATTATTTTATGTAGAGGAGCTTCGGCTCCTCTTTTATGGTTACTTGAAATGGATTTTTAAAAAATATGGCAGCTATCAATAAGTTTTCTCTCTTCGGTTTTTCTATTTCTCGGGACAAGAACGAGGCAGAACAAGCCGTACAACAATCGTTTTCGCCTCCAACGAATGACGATGGTGCTCTGACGATAACTTCAGCAGCCTATTATGGTACATATGTTGATTTAGATGGTACAGCCAAGAATGAGGTTGAGTTAATCTCTCGTTATCGTGAGATGGCAATGCAACCAGAAATTGAATCGGCAATCGATGATATCATTAATGAAGCCATTTGTCAAGATGATGATGGTAAGATTATTGATATTGTATTAGATAACTTAAAACAATCTGATAAGATTAAAAAAGCCATTCGAGAAGAGTTTCAAATTGTTCTCAAGTTGTTAAACTATAACAACATGGCATCCGATATCTTCCGTAGATACTATATTGACGGCAAGATGTACTACCATATTATTATTGATAAAGAAAATCCAACTCAAGGTATCAAAGAACTCAGATACATCGACCCACGTAAACTTCGTAAAGTACGTGAAGTCAAAAAGAAAAAAGATGAACGCACTGGCGTTGATGTAATGGATGTGATTAATGAATATTATATTTACAATGACAAGGTCACTACTGGCGCATCTAGCAATTTTGGTCCTGTTGGTGTTCGTATCACTACTGATTCCATTATTTCAGTTGTTTCCGGACTTATGGATTCTCGTAGAGCGGTGGTTCTATCGTATTTGCACAAGGCTATAAAGCCATTGAATCAGTTGCGTATGATTGAAGATGCTACGGTAATCTACCGTATCTCTAGAGCTCCTGAAAGACGCATATTTTACATTGACGTAGGTAACTTGCCTAAACTAAAGGCTGAACAGTACCTCCGTGACATTATGGTTAAGTACAAGAACAAGTTGGTGTATGATGCCAACACAGGTGAAGTCAGAGATGACCGTAAATTCTTGTCTATGATGGAAGATTTTTGGTTACCACGTAGAGAAGGTGGTAAAGGTACAGAGATTACAACATTGCCTGGTGGTCAAAATCTAGGTGAGTTAGAAGATGTTAAGTATTTTGAACGTAAACTATACAAGTCATTGAGTGTACCAATCTCTCGTTTGGAACCCAATCAAGGTTTTTCTTTAGGTAGAGTATCTGAGGTAACCCGTGATGAATTGAAGTTCAGTAAGTTTGTGGACAGATTGCGTAATAAGTTTTCTGATGTATTTGACCAAGCTTTGAGAGCACAATGTGTACTTAAAGGTATCTGTACATCTGATGAATGGGCAATGTTCAAAGAACATATCTATTATAACTTTATCAAAGATAACAATTTCACCGAACTCAAAGATGCTGAGTTGATGAGAGAAAGATTAAGTCTATTGACTGAGATTGATCCGTATACTGGTCGTTATTTCTCACAAAAATGGATTCAAAAGAATGTTCTGCGTTTGGATGATAACAGTATTGCCAAAATGCAGAAAGAAATTGATAAAGAGAAAGAAGAAGGCCTTGGTTTACCAGTTCAAGTAATGAACGGTGTTGCCGGACAGATGATGGCATCTGATGTACCACAACAACCACAACATCCACAAGATGTGGAGGCGGATCAAGCAGCTGCAGACCAAGAACAGAAAGCAACTTTGGCAGCAAAGGCCAAAAGTGAAGAGACCACTTTTGGTAAGCTTAAAAGAATATTATAAATAGGATTCATTAAGGAGAATAACATGGACACAAGAGCAATTATAGATTATGCTATGAACGATGATGCCAAGGCAATGCGTGAT